AAATAGTTCAAAACGAGATCGCTGAGATCCATAAAATTCAGGAAGAGATCGTCACCATGATCCCTAAACTTCCTTTCCTTATGCAGGAGGAGCAAGTAAAATACTTTGACAAGATGATTGATCTTGTAGAAAAACAAAAGTTATTTTACATGCGTTTGTCTCTGACTGATGATCCCCGTGCTAAGGAACTGCAACAGGAGTTTAAGAGGGCAGCGATCATGCTTGGAATGACAAGCAACACTGATCAGGATCTCGGTCTTCTATACGAATCTTTTAAGGATTCCATGTACGAACTCCGTCGCAAAACCATTGACGGAACGCTCTAAATACTGTATGATGATCCTGTTGGGTCATCGTAATCCAACTAATCCAATTAATACGAGGTAATCTAATGTCCTTTGCTGATCTTAAGAATAAGTCTAAGTTTGGTTTTGAGAAACTGACTCAAGAGATTGAGAAACTCTCATCCAATGCCAGCAGCAACACCGATGACCGTCTCTGGAAACCCGAGATGGACAAGACTGGCAACGGTTATGCAGTGATTCGTTTCCTGCCTGCTCCCGATGGTGAAGAAGTTCCCTGGGCAAAGGTTTGGTCCCATGGTTTCCAAGGTCCTGGTGGATGGTATATTGAAAACTCCCTGACCACTCTGGGTAAGAAAGATCCCGTGTCCGAATTGAATCGTACACTGTGGAACAGTGGTCTTGATAGCGATAAGGAGATTGCTCGTAAGCAGAAGCGTAAACTCTCCTACTACTCCAACATCTATGTTGTGAGTGATCCTACTCACCCTGAGAACGAGGGCAAAGTCTTCCTGTTCAAGTATGGCAAGAAGATCTTTGATAAGATTCAGGAAGCAATGAAACCTGAGTTCCAAGATGAAACTCCTGTCAATCCTTTTGATCTGTGGGAAGGTGCTAACTTCAAACTGAAGATCAAGAAGGTTGCTGGTTATTGGAACTATGACTCTTCTGAGTTTGCTTCTCCCTCCACTCTGGAGCAGATGACTGATGCTGAACTGGAGAAAGTTTGGAAGTCTGAGTATGCCCTGGAAGAGTTCCTGGATGCTAAGAACTTCAAGTCCTATGAGGAACTGGAGTCTCGTCTGAACGTTGTCCTTGCTCGCACTCCTAACAAGCGTGTGGACCCCGAGACTGCCGAGGATGAGGGTGACTTCAATGGTCCCGACATCATGGCACGTTCCAGTCGTCCTGTGTTCAACACCGTCGCTGAGCGCACTGCTCCTAAGAACGAAGAGCAGGAACTGCGTCAGCAACTGCGTGATCTGCAACCCAGTGCATCGTCTGACGAAGATGATACTCTGTCCTATTTTGCCCGCCTCGCTGAAGAAGAATGAAATCAGTTACACTTGAAGAATATAAAGAAGCAGGGGAAGAGTTCTTCCCAAAGTACTTCTATGTTGCAAAAGAGTTAGGCGAGGGATCTAAACCCGAAGAAGTTCTGAAGGTTATGGAAGCACTCGTTGGTGTCGCAATGAAGCGACGAATTGAAAACAAAATGACTTCACCATTTGGTTTCAACAAGAAAAATGAAGAAGTATCTACTACAGATAGTTAGTAGTCCTGTAACCCACTTCAATGTTTTGCTAGTGGGTTTTTTAGTTCTGGTTGGGGTGATGCACAACCACGCACACTACACTATGGAAGCGGACGCTGATTCATATGTACTACAGTATCTCAAGAAACATCCTGACTACTGTGGCAAAATTGATTATTAATTCCAAAAAACCCCGAAAAAAAATTCGGGGTATTTTTTTGTCTGTAGGGTTTTTCAGACTGAGATGTTACTAAAGATATTTCCGCTATTTAAAGTCTTCTTCAGTTTATTGGAAGTGAGATAAGCATTGGTCTTATATCCAACACTGACTTCAAACAACTGAGCAAAATCTTCAATAAATCTTGGGTCAATCAGTTGAATTCTAGATTTTTCGTCGTTTAAGTAACTCTCATGCTCCCAGTGAGTTACTGGTTCTACTGCATCTAGTCCTTTGGCAATAACTTCTACGATCTGTCCCTGACCATCATCATAAGTTCTGATATATCTCTTGGAATAAGAATCTACATCATTTTCATCATAATAAACGATGATTCCTTTTGGTTGAACGATTTCACCCTCAGCATTCTTTAGTTCTTTGGTGATCCAGTGCTTGATTGCCCAAGGATCAGTATATTTCTTATACATATACTTTTCAAATTTCTCATTATCCATATACCAGTCTTCCTCAACATTTTTTACGTTATTGAACAGTAAAACTGCCCAATCATAGAATGGATTGTTGTAATATCTCTGTGATACATATTCTGGTCTATCGCCGTCCTCTAACTGAGCTTCAAAGAACAAGTTAGTGGCATTTAAACCTCTAGTTATAGAATAACTTTTGAAAATATTCTTTGCTACAACAAAATCTTGATCAGTAAACTGAAACGTTCTTCTGCTAGCAGAATATTCTATATTTGGAAGTCTTGAGAAAAACATAGTTGATTATTCGGGAGCGCGGTAAGTTCTACTGGAGTTACCGCTAAGAGCGGCTGTTTGGAGTTCTTTCAAATCTTCATAAGTTAGATTTGTTCTTTCTGTAAGTTGAATGGTTATATTTGCAGCAACAGTAGTTGCTTTATCTCTGGAATCAAAATCATTCATGACTGTGTAGTTTCCAGTTGGTGTGTAGTCAACGGAAACTGAATTCAATGCAGCAGGGAGTAATGGTCTCATGAATGGGTGATCACCAGCACCTCTTTTATATGTCATTAAGATAAATGGTGGTTGTGCCAAAAATCTTGATTTTGAGTTGAACGACCAACCAGCACCACCTGCTTCCGTGTTTGCAAAACCAATATCGGATCCAGCAGCACCACTGCCATCACCAAAATCAGCACGATTGTTCAATGATGGAACTGATTGTTCCCTAAACCATTCCACAATGTTATAGATTTCTTGAGCATCTCCTTCTGATTTGTTGAAAAGAACAAACTGGAAGTTGAATGTTCTAAAATCTGGTCCCTCATACAAAATTTCTAAGTTTGGATTGTATACAATCCCTCCAGTCGCGGATAAAATTCCATTTGGAGTAATTCCACTCGCACCCATCTGCTGCATTCCTTTCACTGCTGCTTCAAGAGCTCTTTGTTCTGCAAAACGTCCTGCAATATTCGCTACCTCACCTAACTGATCTAACAGTGGTAATGCTGTTCCCTGGTTTTCGGTTCTGAATGGTGAAATTAATCTACTTACAGCTTCTGGAGTAAGTTCTCCGAGCGCAGCATTGTTCCAATTTTGTGAATGATTTTCAACCACCTTTTGTGGAACATTGAGAAGAACTCTCGTTGGGTGATAATTATATTTAAGTCCACCCTTACGAAAGTTCTCACCAAATTTTGGTCTAACTGCGTAGAATTCTATGTAATCAGTTGTAGGAGTATCTACAGTAAACTCTTGAGGGTATCTTAAAGTTTTTGATGATCTCGCCATTAGTTTTCTATAAATTTATGGATGGGTAAAGATGCTATAAACTCCCAATCTTCCTCTTTCACTTCAAAGAACAAATTATCTGCTTGTTTGAAGATGTAACGGTGGATTGTTTTTTCAATAATCCTTGCTTTTTTATTTAGGAGGGCAAGAGCATAAGGACCCTTTTCTCTGTCACGAAGATAATGAATGTTAGAACCAAGAAAATTATCTTTACTGTTATCAAGAGCATATACTAGAGGATAAATGTCATACTTATCCATCTGTTCTTTATATTTTGGATCATATTCGTAGAAGTAAAGTTTCTCTGGTTCTACTTGATCGGTCATGTTATCGTAGAGATATTCAAACACTTGTCTGCGATACCATTCTCTACTTTTTTTCTGCCCACCAGATTCTTTTACGATATGTTTCTCTAAACCACCTTTAGTTCTTACACTGTTGCCGAATCCCCTAGACATTTAAGTGCTCCTCTGAGAGTATGAGAAATTCGATTCTTCTGTCAGCACACCACTCTCTCGCTGCTTCCCACTTCGCTTGATTGGTGACATAAGTCGTTACTTCAGTAATATAACGTGGTGTTTTTCTTTTTGGTTTCTTGGGTTCAAGAGTTTGTTTCTTGGGTTTGATCTCAATCAAGTATTTTTTCACTACACCAGTCTGTCCTTGGACCTTGATATAGAAATCAACAAAGTAACGATGCATTCTACCATCAACTGGAGAACGATATGGTACGATAATCTCTTCACTCCCCCATTCTAAAATGTGGTCGTGAGTGTCACACCACTTCATAAATTTCAACTCCCATAGAGATCTATAAAAAATTTGTCTATAGTCTCCTTTATACTTCCTGGGATTTAGTGGTTGATACTTCCCTGAGTATGCCATAAATATAATTACAACAAGTATCTTTATTTAGAGTGGCAAAGTTATCTGAGATAAGAAGCATCTTCAATAAAGACGAGGGTGGATCGTATTCAAACGAATATGAGATGAACTTAATCATCCCATCTGGATCTCCTGTTGAGGAAGTAGCGACCAGAGCTGGATTTGTTGAAAGAAATACTGGTGGCAAGTTTCAAAACATGCTGTTGATGTGCGATGAGGCACAATTACCAGGATCTTTCGCTGCAACTAATGAAATTGATGGCATTTATGCTGGTAGAATGATTCAGTATGCAC